GGCAAAATCTATCAGGAATTCCATACAATTGCGTCCGCTATCGGATGTAAAATCTGTATTCGCATCAAAATCTGTAAGCGCGCTGACTTGCGGCGGCGGTGCTGAAACATCGACGACCTGCACGAACGCACCGAGCGAGGTGATTACTTCCTCGCAGAGTTTCACCAGGGAAATAGGTCCGGTTATATTCTTTACAGAATCCCGCATCGAGCTATCGATAATATCCGACGTATTATCTCGTCCTACAACACTCACATTCTGGCCCTGCAAGACGGATCCCCCTGCGCTGATACCATCGACGAAACCGGTAAGAACAGGCGTATCGTTGAGCATAACCTGACATTTATCGCCGGCCTTCACAGGATATTGTGCAGGCGAGACGCTGGTTGATGCAAAACTAAAGACGCCGGTTGGGTTGTCGATTGATCTTTGAACTTCGGCGCTTTCCCATAAATCAAACCGGCGCCCGTTGACCCTTATTTGAAATTCATTCATGTTCTAAAAATCGTTGTTTCACCAAACAACGCCGATGCTGGCCGGGCAGGATTAAGGGCGCGCAGTTCTATCGCTTGCGTTTCTAATTGTCCGGAATTGAGAAAATCATCTGAATATTGGTCATAAGCTAACACAAAAGCAGAGATAGGCACCCTTTGATTGATGATCGTGGTTGTTGTTGTCGCCTGTTTCTTTTGGCTAATGACGGTCAGGGCGGCAAAACGCACTTCTTCTATCGCAAAACGTACGGCGGGATCGCTTTGAACAATTAACGTATCCTCAGTTGCATCGAGCATTAAATCTTCATGCGCATCTCCTAACTGACTCGTTGCCTCGTCTATTTCCGTCTGCGTTTCATATTCTCTTGCGGCACTCAGTTCGTAGGCCACAATCAGCGCGTTGGCCCGTTGCAGATTAATCAGGCTTATCCTGTTGTTGTTGCGCTCGATGCGCTGTTGCGTCGTGGACGGCCAAACGGGAATACCCGCACTGTTAGAAATGGCGCGTGACTCGGTCTTGAAGACGTTACCGCTGCCAAATTTAGTCAACTCGACCATCCGCGTGAAAGAAGCCTTTAATTGCGTGGAGGCGGAGGAGCCAAGCGACACTGCTTGCCATATACCCTTGGTGGCGCCCTTGACCACAAACAGTTGTCCGATATCCGCAACCCGCTGTGTGAGCAATGCAGAGTTCCGCGTAATCGTCCTGTTGAGCAGATCCAGATCCTCAATTTCTGTCGAGGCTATCAAATCTGTGACAAAATCCGAGATACTATTTGTTGTGGCTGTAATATCGGCAGAGAAAATCGCGATATTCGACGGGGTTGATGCCGGGGTAAAAGGTGTATTGGTTGAAATCTGCTGGCGCGCTGCATCGCCTAGAACATAGACTTGCTGCGTGTCTATACGAGCAGCAGCAGGCCCGGCAGAAGGTCGGCCCGTAGCGAAGACGAGACTGTAAGTAATCTCACCAACGTTTTGTTGCGTTGCGGTTTTTCTATATGACAACGCTTCAACTTTGAAGCTGCCAAGCGACGGCAATGTCAGTAAACCTTTACCTTCTAGATTAAGCGCGGATTCTAACTGCCTGGCCTGCGCCAGGTAATCGTTTCCATGCACAAACGCTTCGATTGTGAAAGTCGGACTGTTTTGCCCTAAATCCTCAATAAACCGCATTGGTGAATTTACGTATTCGTGCAGAACGATCTTACGGCCGCTACTATCCTGGGCTTCCCTGCGGACGCCGAAATTCTGGCCGCGATAGGATGCGCGCGAAAGTTGCTCTGTGCGTGTATCCGTCATTGCGTCGCCATTCTCAGATTATTGCCAAGATAGTTATCCAGCAGATTAGCGCTGCCGACATTGGTGCCTCGCGCCGCATTAAGGTTTACGTCAACGGTAGATGTAACCGCGACGGGCGCTTGTTTTTGCATTCCTTTTGCCGTCGCGGTGTTTTTGGCCGCCTCGTCAAACCCTGTAAGAGGCTTGGGAGCATTGAGACCCGCCTGCAAGACTTCTTTCAGACCACCAGCCGCGCCTTTTTCTGTCTTTTCCGGCTCATCATCACCCGCCCAGAAACTCTTGACGGCATCGAAACCCGACCCCATGATATCCGCTATATCTTTACCGGCGTCGACAGCGGCGTCGACCGCCGCGCCACCCTCAAGATTAATCAGTTTGGCGCCAATATCGAATAGCGCCGCCAAAAGGCGCATAGTGGCTACAAGCGGCGACAATACGGCAGTCAAAGCGAGACCGATTTTGTCGAGTCCCCAAAACATGACGTCGAAGAAATCGCCGCCTTGCGGACCCATTCCAAACAGTTCTGTAATATCCCCAAACAATGAGGACACGGCATCCCCCATTTTTCCGAGCATTGAAATGAGCGGATTACCGGAATCGATCCAATAAACGAACGCTCCTACAGCGGCCATGACGCCAGCAACTATCAATGACACCGGAGTGAGTAACGCAATAACCAGGGGAATAAGAACCGCCATAGCCAGCGAGAAGAGCGCAATGACAGCGACGAGAAGCGCTATGCCGCCCACCAGCTGTGTGATTGCAGGATGGGCTTTAACAAAGTTTTTCAACCAATCGGTAAATTTTGTCGCCACGTTTGCCAAAGCCTTCGTCGCGGGTTTTAACGCGTCGCCGATGGCTTCAAACGTATTGGTAACAACTGTCCCCAGGATCCCAAACAAGGTGCTGGTCCTGGCCGCGCGATTTTCCATCTCGCGCAACATGGAGTTTGTGGCGTTATCATTGCCGGCTGCCAGCATGGTCTTATTGAAAAGTTCCATTTTGTTCGTAAATTTCTCGACGAACCTTCCCGCTTCTGCGCCAAATTGTTTTTCAATGGCGTTATATCTTACGGACGGATCCATTTTGGCGAATTTAGCGAAATGTTTATTCAGCGCTGCTATCGGATCGATCATCATCTCCTTGACAAGTTTCGGGTTCGATTTCATCTTTGCAAACATTTGGTTAAGGCCGGATGCTGCGAGCTGTTGCGTGGTTTCGATCTGATCAGCAAAGCCTGCGAAGCCGGCGATGACCTCTGGCGGAAAATTAAGAGACGCCATTGAGCCACTTGTCCGCTCGATGATGTTCACCATTTTACTGCCAGTCGCGGCAAAATTATCAGCAACGAAATTGACGCTATCCATCAGCGCGTTAAGTTCACTCGTATTCAATCCCAGTTTTGCGCGCAAGGATCCGAGACTGCGGCCGGCTTCACTATCGATCATATCAAACGCGACAGCGGTCCGCGCAGCCAGTTCGACGAAACCTTCCAGCTCGTCCACTGGAATGCCCATTTTAAGGCCTTCAAACGCCTGTTGCAGCAACCCTATCTTGTCTTTCCCTAAAACCTCAGACAGGTTCTCCATAGATGTTTCCATCCGATTAAGCTGCGCATCTGTCAAATTACCAACACGCACGAGATCGGCAAGCGCATCTTCGACGCGCACCGATTGACCAATGAGTTTTTTGAAACCTGCTATAATGGCATAACCGGCTATCGCGCCGGCTAATGTGTTGAATTTCTCAGCGGCACGGCTCGCGCGTTTGCCGAGGTTTCTGACGCCGCGTGCTGCTTGATCCGTTTTTTTCCTGAATGCCTCGGTTTTCCGCGCTATTTTATTCAGCGGTGCTGAAAAACGGTCAATAATGGTGTAAATATATTCTACATTAAAGGCCATTATTTCGCTGCTTTCTTGATACTCTTCTGTATATCGCCGATCTCTTTATTAACGATGATCTGCTCGTACGCAGTCATCGCTAAAGCTTCTCCATAACTTATTGCGCCATCGCTTGCATAGGCTATCCTGGTTGCATCTATGATTTCTTGATCATATCCCCGATCAAGCCTATAGCGAAAAAACTACAGTATTTTACCGCCAAGTCTTTTTGCTCTGCATAGCGCATTTGCTCCCAATGTACATCGCGGAACGGATAAATCCCCTGGATCTTGATCAATGGATTCCGTGTCTGCGTTGTGACGGCTTTTTCGAAACAATCCATGAACAGTTCTGATTTCTCCATATCGCCGGTCATCTCGAAAGCGATACCTAACAATTCCGCTGCGCTTTGTGCATCGTCCATCATTTCTTCTTCGCTAGCGTCTTCAAATTTCTTGCGTACCGGTGTCGGCCGGTTTTGTACCATTTCGCTCTTACCAAGCGATATCATCGCGCTATCGACGACGAACGCGACTTTGCGCATTGTTTTAGCGTGTTCGCCTCGGTGCTCATAACAAGTGAGGAATAATGCTTCTGTCTGCACGCCTTCATTCGAATATGTAATCGGTGTCTTGAGCAAGTACTCCATTTCTCCGTCGATGTGGGATGCCGTGATCAATTTCGGTGATGCTTTGTTCATCTCTTCGCCCTTGTTTTAATGAACCAGATTAACCTAATCCAGATGGGTTTCCTTTGAATTCCAGCGCGATAACGCCGTCGCTTGATTTCTCTTTCTCGGGATCATTGACCAAAGATGCGGTCTCGAATGTTTCCGAAGACGTTGACCCGTCGGCAAAGGCCTCGATAAGCGAGACGACATTGCCGCCGATGTTATCTTTCCAGCCCCGCAAAGCGCGCTCGACTTCCGGCGTCGGATAGACGGAGAAATTGCACGATCCAATTTTGCTTTCGGCATTACTGGTGTGAACAGTCTCGATGGAGTTGCCACCAGCGGATGCTGCGCGGACATTGGTCTCCCCATCGCCGCCCATTGTGGTGACGGTGTTCGGCACGATCGATATGGTAATATCGTTGACCCTGACGGTTGGATTTGCAAACGCTTGTGACATGTTACCTCCTACAAGGTGATTTGGAGACCGGTCTGGCCTACAGTGAAGCTGAGATAAAGGTTATAATTGATCGTGCCAATCTGGGTAACGATCGGCAACGGACCGCCAATATCTACTGTCCTGGTTGCCAAGTTGACGGTGACGGTCGTGTTGCTTCTGAAAAACTCGACCGCTGTGCTGCCTGCCTGGACGAGCGTGCTTTGCGCAAGCAGGAGATAAACCTGGATCAATTGTTCCTTGATGGATGAGGCATTCTCGATCGAGCGCCCTGCAATCAAATCACCTTCTGTCAAACGACTTTGAGCATATTTGGCTTTCAGGACATTGAAGAATATCTCGCGGCAAACAGATCCTGTATCCACATAGTTCAAGTAGAGAAAACTGTCGTTGGTATTTCCCGCAGCATCTGTCGTCCGTGTCGTGACAGCATCCCCCATAATCATGAAGTTATTCGCGCGATTTACACCGTAGGTGGTGAAACCGTCGTCGCGCAAGTTCACCTGCTCGGTATTGGTGAATTGATCCGTGGCGAGGGTTACGGGCGTATCAGACAGCGGCGTGTTGTGATAGGCGAGGGATGCCAGAGCAGCGCCGCCGGTCGCATCCAAAGTTGCAGGAGAAATCAGTAAATCAGCAATTTGACTGCCTGCTGTGAGGCGTTTCGCCCGAATGCCCATGAAGGCTGCGAGCGTCCAGTCGGCCGGTTGCATAATAACGGGACCGAATGCCGGGACGGCCGCGACAACATTATTACCGGCAATAACCAGGCTCTGTGAATTCTGGGCATCAACAAAGCTGGTTGCGTTCGCAAACGTCGCGCTATGTCCGGTGAAAACAACGCCGTCGATGATAGTGTTCGAGGCGTTAAAACGTCCGTCAAACAGATCCTTCGGTATATCGAGGGATTCCTGCCAGTTTTCAGGCCAGGACAACCCCGTGTAGCGAATGCCTTCAATCGCATCGAGCGAGTCTGTCAGAACTGGATCAGTCAGTCCACCTGCGAAGGCAGTCGGGATAACCGTAACGCCGGGAGTAGATGAGGTGGCTGAGATACCGAAATAGTTACCAACGGTGCCGTGGTCATCAGCCGTTACCGTTACTGTTCCCGTTGCATTGACGGCGCTGAAGGGAGGATTGGTCAGGTTCGAAAGAGCCGCTACGACTAAGTCAGCAACGGCGGTTCCAGCGGTTCCTGATGGAATAGAGACCGTGACACCAAATTTATCGGTATCGCAGATATCAATCCGTACTGTACCGGCTGCTGTAGCCGTTCCAGCGAAGACCGCTGTGGCTGCTGCTTGAACTGCAGCAGTGGCGCGGGCAACTGAGATGACGTCTAGCTGCGGCACGATTGCGCTGTTAGCAACATTGACGGCTCGCTGCCAAGAGATAATGCGCCAATAAAGTTCGCCCTCACCGAAAGCGGTAAGTAGTTGTGCGCTATTGTATCCCTCGATATTAAGGACCAGTTCTTTGTCAACGGCACTGCCCGTCGCACCCGTCTGCCCGATAATCAGGTTTCTTCGCGCATTAAAAGCGCTAACCAGTGGCGCGGGCAATAACTGGACATTGACATCTGGTTTGGAAATAGGGCTTCCCATTACTTAGCTCCTTTGGATTTCATGGTTTGGACGATCTCAACGCAATCGTCGATGGTTGCATCACGTAGGCGATTGCGCCAGACACGATCTGCGGGCATGCCGTCATATGTTGGAATATCAATCATTGCGCCAGGCTTAAGACCGTGCAAAGTCGCTTTGCTTTTGTTTCGGATCTTGATTTTCCCATGCTTACTTGACGGCATCATTTTGTTTTCGTAATTCTCGGAGTCAATCATAATTGTTCCTTATCAAGATCGATGGTTGCATCAAGCAATTGTCCGCCTTGATTGAATGATAAATTCGCATCACGGAAAGCAACATCTTGTTGGATATTAACACTGTCTTCAAAGGTAAGTATAGTGGGTAATTGCCACGCGTAAACATGTGAGTAATAAGCAGAAGTATATTGTCCTGGTCCATGCCCATTATTGACGGTTAAATATTTTATAGGGGTTTCAGGATCGGTTATACGTTTACCGTAAAGAACAGAATATAGCTCACGGTAAGTCTGACCATAGGCCATTGACTGCGCTATCCCTCCGGATAGATCTCCTGAAGCGGTTGGGAAAAATACGACCACCGAAAAATTCTGCAAGATAAGCTGACGGCCGTAATTCTGGCTTGTATCAGCGGATATTGCATCATTGATGGCGTGCCGATCCTTCGATATTTCGGCATCATCCATAATCAGGAATAAAACGAGGCTATCGGTCGCCAGTTTTGTATAAACTTTCTCGGCACGGTCAATATTAGCTGCTGCGTAAATGCGATATCCGGACACGACTTTGGTAGACGTCACAACACCTGTCGGAAACGGCGGCACGCCTGGAAAGTCTACGGTGAAACTATTGACATCTGGAACGGATGCGATTGTGTGAACGCCGATGAGGCCGGCACTACGATCCTCAAGAAGCACAGCACCGGCCAACCCCGGCGGATTGGGCGCACCCGTCGGAATATCGATCTCAAAAAACATGCGATTTGGGATGGAGCGTATTGTATGATCGCCATCCCAGAGATTCCCGAAACCCGAAAGCGTCAGGGTTGTCGGATCATCGATGTCTTTTGCTTGCGTTAAATCATGCTCGTCGGTCGTGCCGAACCTTGCAGTTCCGTCCTCATTATCGACATAGCTCAAAAGGGCATTCTCGAACTCGCCACCTGCAATGCCGATCGATGCACCGACGGCCAGACCGTGTCCCGCCGCAACGAATGTCACCACGCTGCCAGCGGCCGTTGCTGTTGCGGCCAGGCTTGTGGAAAAGTCTGTGGATACAACAGGCAGATAGGTCTTAATATGGGTCAGGATATCGCCGGGCGTGACCGTCATTGGTTATGCCTTCGAAAGGATTGATAATAGGCGTTCGACGACTGAGCTGCGATGTTATTGATTGCAAGAATGACATTTTTACGTGGTCTGATATTGCGCGTCCCGTATTCCAGAAAGTCCGCATAGGACGCTCTTTGTCCGAGCGACATGGTATGCCATCCATGCACAAGATAGTCTGCTGATCGCGCAAGACGGCCGGTAATTGTGGCAGGCGGTTCGCCAGGAGCCGAGGACTGGTGGTTGCGCCCTGCGATACGATATAGGCGTCCTGTCCGCGAGCCTGTGTTGAGGATACGCCTGTTTTCATTGACGAACAGCTGGCCAATCTCATAATTAGCCTGTTTGATACTTCCTTTATGCATAAACACCTGCTTGGCCAGGGACACCAGAACTTTACGCGCTTTGGGGGTAACTTTTATGCTCATCGTTAAGCCTCGTTGGCCGATGTGGTATAAATGCCACGCTCTTGTGCCTGGATATCAACGAAGTAAGGATCCTCATTGTTGATCGTTCGATTGATGACGCGGAAATAACGCGCGTCATACAAGATAAAATTGTTCCCGCTCTCAAGGGCGTCCGCGATAGAGTTGCTTCTTACCGTGAAGACATGCGTTGGCCGATCCGCTATATTCACACCGCTGAATAGCGCCGTTCCGCCAAACAATCCCGCGAACGTCGTAATGCCGCATTTCATCGTAGCAACAGTCGTGAACATTTCATTTGGCTCGTTGTTCTCGAGGCCGGCGCCCTGCAACTCTCGTTTTTGTATAACGATCTGATGACGCAGGTCGCCAGCGCAGATCTTGGTGCGAGCGAAGCGTTTGCGATTA